ATTACCACCTGGTGCATCTACATCTCTAAACTCTCCAGGTTGAATAGGTTGTGCTTCGTCTCGCATCTTGATACCACGCATCTTGAATCCTGCTGGTAAATTAGACAGGGTTCCGGCGTCAAGGAGCGATCTTAATGCAACAGTTGCTGATCTTGATAATCCACCAATCATGTGAATTAAACCAAAACCATAAAATCCTAGACCTGGTAAAAATTTAAAATGTACAAAATAATGTATTCTATCTTTTTTAATATCACCTACTTCATAGTTTCTTCTGATAGATAAAACTTCTCTTGATGATTCTTCTATTGTTACGATGTATGGTAATTTAATTCCTGTTGGTTCACCTTCATTATCTGAGTCTTCAAAACCATCAATGTCTAAATTTGCGTGACACTCTAAAAGAGTAAACATTTTTTGATTTCTACCTTTGCTTACACCTTCTAGTTCTCTTTCTTTTTTCTGTGATTCTGTTTCATTTTCTTGACCTGGACTTAATTCTATATCTCTATAGAAACCACCAACTTGTTGTTTTCTTAAATCATTTTCTGAAACTCTAACTACATGAATAATTGTTTCCGCATCGTCTAATGAGGTAGCCGTATACGGAACAATTAAATCATCTGCAGGAACAAATTTAGAAACTGTTCTCTGCATAATCTCGTCGTAATAAACTTTTTTAAATGTAGATCCAGCTAGAGGTAAATAAAATAACATCTGATCAAATTCAGATTCATATTCTTTCATATCATTCATAATTTGATAATTCATGAATTCTTTTACTCTTATAGATTGTTGTTCTTTGTCTGGAGTTGGTAGTCCAACAATCTGTGTTCTAACTGGACCTTGAGAGGGTAGTAGTTCTTTATATGCTAAAGATTGAAACTGTGTAACAGCTTCAGCTAAAACTGGGTGAGTTGCACCTGAAGCTCCTCTAAATGGTTCTGAGCTTTCTTCATATTTAAATCCTAACAGATCTAAACCTTTTGTGTATGAATGCTCCCAATCTTTTCTAGAATTTTTATAATCTTGATAATTATCATATAACTCACTACCAATTGTGTGTAATACTTCATCTGGTAATAATTCTGCAAGATTTGCAAAATGATCATTACCTTGTTCTTGATTAGCTGCAGACGGATCAAAATTTACATCAACACTTCCATCTTCATTTGTCTGAATATCTATTGGTTTTTCTGGTTGTTCTTTTCCTAACTCTACCTGTATGTCTTCGGGACTAGGAATAGTTATTTCTTTTCTTACCTCGTTGGGTAAGGCTTTGTCTATGTTGTCTGCCATTCTTTTTCTCCAGTTTAATTGTTTTACCAGTATTATAATTAATATTCAACCCCTGTGGTGTTGGCCCTGATTTTGGTGGTGGTCCTGACTTTTTACCTATCATTATGCACCTGAAAACTCTCCAAAAGAAAATTCATCTCTTTGTCTTGCAAGCTCTTGTCTTTCCTCTGGTGACATAGCTTCTAACTCTTGATATCTTTCATAAGCATCTTTTGCTAAACCTACTGCTGTTAGACCTGCACCAACTGGTGTAAATAATCTTGCTGCTCTACCAAAAGGATTTGCTGCTACTCTACCTAATGTAGATAAAATACCGGCGCCTCTAGGTGCGAGTTGACCTACTGTTCTTCTTCCAAGCTCTGGGTATAATAATTCTATACCAACCATTGGATCTGCTAAAGCTTCAGGTAAACTTTCACCTTTTTCTAAATTTTCTTTTATTGTTGTGCCAGCAAAAGTTGCAGCAACTGTTGGTGTGCTTACTACTCTAGCAACATCACCAAGTCCTGTTAAAATATTTTTAGGGTCAAAGAATGGGTTTGCTGCTAATGTCATACCTTTATCTTCTGCAACGCTAGCTAAATTTTTAACTTCTTTTTTAAAATCTTTAATTTCTTTTTTAGTGTAATCTTTAAATTTTTTATTTCCAAATTTAGTTAGAGCACTAGGATTTTTATCTACACCTTTTCTTACTTGTGATAGTTCAAAGATAGTGCCGTTTTCATCAAACACTGGTTGATATTCTATATAACCAATAGCATTTTTTAATTCTTTAGGTAACTTTGCTTTTGCTCTATCAACCAAATCTTTTGATTGAGCATTTAAATCATTTAATTTTTTTAAAGCATTTGGATTTGATAAATCCATACTACCTATCTCATCTGCAATATCATTTAATTGTAAATTAAATCCACCTAATGTTTCATTAAATTTTTTATCTAATATCATTACATCTTGTGCGCTTAATTCAGATAGACCACCTATGGGAAATACATGATGAAAATTTTTAGCAAAAGTTCCTGACACATCAAAACCTTGAGAGTTTCTTATTCTATTTGCTCTTTTAACTTGTTTGGGGCTTCTTTCTCCTTCTGGAATTCTTGGTCTACCAGATTCCTCAACTTTACCAAAAACTAATTTTTCTTTGTCTAATCTTTTTTTACTAATTCTACCTTTATATTTTTCTAATATTTCTTTACGAGACATTGTTTTTGCATCTTCTTTAATTTCATCTATTACTTTTGGATCAAAATCATATTGATTAATGCCTTGTGAAGCTGTTCTTAAAACACCTGGAGCATTTTTTTTAATATATCTATTTATGGTATCTTTATTAAAACCATATTTTTCAGATAATTTTACTGTAGATGCACCAGTTTTATATTCTTCAATAATTAATTTACCTACATCTTCACTAATAATATTTCTTACTGGTCCACCATTTGCAAACTTAGGTCGCAACAGATACGCCATCATCTCATTGAATTCGTGTATCTTCATTATACCTTTAATATTTCAGCTAGTCCGCCGTCTGCGTTTTTAGTTCTGTCTGTTGGATCAAAGTCTTCTAACATTTGTTTTTCTCTCAAATCTTGTTCTAACTTTTCTTTTAATTGTTGATCAGTCATTAATCCTTCATCAAAACCATATTTTTCTTTTGGTTTTGGTAGTTCACTTCCAAAATTTTCTGCTTCTCTTTTAAACAATTTTTCAAACTCATCACCTATTTCTTTAAAACTACTTCCTTGAAATGCATCTGGAAATTGTTCTTCCATTCTTGCAACAGTAGCAACTGCATCTTCACCATATGCTTTTCTAAATACATCAATTGGATCAACACCACCTTGTCTAACTCCAGTGATTGCATCTAAATCTTTTTTATCAGGTATTGTAAGTGATCCATCTTTTAATCTTCGTTCTAAAAATTCTCTAACAGCAGTTCTAATAAATGATTCTTGTGATCTTGTTCCTAATCTTTTTCTATCAGCTATTGTTTGTAAAGCATTTTCAACCATTTCTTTTTCTGTTGGTACATCTAAACTTGTTATACCTTCTTTTTTAGGTGTAACATTTTTAAGTTCTACTCCTACTAATTCAGGATTTTTTTGAGCAGCTTCTATAATTTCTTTTATTTCTTTTCTTCTTTTTTCTATTTCTTTAACTCTTCCATAATCTTTTCCAAAATCTGAAAGAGTATCTGCTTCTCCTCTTAGCATTATATCTTCATCTACCAATCTATTTAAACTCTCATCATTATACTTGGAAAGGTCTATTTTTTTCTTAATAGGCACGACTTCACCTTTAGTCTCTTGTTTCTTGATGCCTGTGGCTGGCTTCTGGAATAACTTATCTAATCTTGTTTTCAAGACTCCGGTAACTTCACCAAACTCTCGTCTTGCAAAATCTAATATCTGTGATTTAGTTAATGCATTTTGATTGTATAAACGTTTTGCTGCGTTTAAAAATCTAATAAGTTCAATTGTTAATTTTATAGCCATAATTTACCAGTAATATTTATACTTTGTTTTTTTACGTTTTTCATCTTCATAATCTTCTGGGTGGCTGATTAACCCTCCCTGTCTAAATCTCATAACAGCTTGTGTCGTACTATCAACCAAGTCATCATGATCTCCATATGGAAATGCAGCACACTCTTCTACCACTTCTTGAGCGAACTGTTTATCTAAAGGTGCCCATATCTTACCACTTTCAAACAAAGGTGCAACAGAATTAACTCTAGTGTGTTTGTCATTACCTTTGGACGGTGTAAAATTTACAACTGGTATACCCATGTTTCTAAGTTCGTATGTCAGTGGTAAACCAGATGCTTTCGATTCAATTAATACAGTTTCTGGTTCCCAATAATCATATTGTTCTTTTGCAAGTCTACGTAAATCTGGAAACTCTAATCTTTCTTTTATTGCATCTAATAATATCATTTGTGGCGGCCCATCTTCATTTAATCTAAATATACCCCACGTAGTAATCGCACTAAAGTCTGCAGATTCTTTTTTCATGAAAGCAGTATCATAAGATTGTATGACATGATCTAATCTTGGAATATGATCCTTATCCCAATTGTTCCACCATTCTCTTTTTAAAATAGCTCCTTCTTCAGAGGTTGGGTTTTGCATCCATTGTGCATTCCATTTGCCGAGTGATAAGGATGCCTTAACTCCTTCGAGTTCTTCTAGCTTCCAATATTCCGGCCATACAGGTTTACCACTCGGCATAATCGCCGGAAACTCTACCAACTCCCATTGATCAGATTTGGGCTCTGTTTGGTTCTTTATAAGAATTCCAGTTAAATCTTTTACGTTCCATCTAGTCATAACGCAAACTATTTTTCCACCTGGTTGTAAACGTTGTCGTGGTCCTGAAGTGTACCACTCGTATGCTTTTTCTAATGCACCCATGTTGAGTGCGTCTTGTTCAGAATGCGGATCATCTATAATTAATAAATCAGCACCTCGACCTGTGATTGCTCCACCGACACCTGCAGCAAAATACTCGCCACCTTGAGCAGTTTCCCAGCGACCAGCGGCCTGGCTGTCTTCTCTTAGTCTTGTCTTAAA